AAAATTATTACAAATATAATCTAATTGTAAAATACATTTACTATCAGTTTTTCTGGTTTGTGCTTTATTAAAAAGCTATACGAATTGATTTAACGAGTATATAGCTTCTGCCATTAAAATCCTACAAACTCCATTATGAATACAATTTTTACATTTACTATATTGCATATATGTTCTCTTTAAAAAGCACTTGTTTCTATTTTAGATGTTACTTTAATTTTTAAATTTTTCTATATTTATTTTAATTAAGCTTTTATAAATACAAATGAATTTTTCATAAATGGTTTTTATAAATTTATTAATATTTTCTTCTTCTTCAATCCATGTTGCAATGAAATACTTTGAAGAGCCTCTCATTGGAATTACTTCTATTTTTATATCATTGATACTTTCTTTTAATGCTAAAGAAAATATTAATATTTTTTCTAATGATATTTGATTATAAAATGAAATCGCTTTTATATTTTTATTATTTGAAAATTTTTTTAGATTCATTTAATTTCTTTTTTAAAATGCACTTGCTTCAATTTTAGGTGTGACTTTAATCTTTAGATCTTCTATATCCATTAATTCATAATTATAATTAGTTACAAATATTGGATCAATACGACATATTCCCCTATCTGACTTACACCAAAGCAAGATATCTTTATAACGACCGCGCCTATTTTTATAAACAGAAATTTTTATATCAGGCATCTCAATGCCCATAGAATTAACAATATTTTTTAATGCCTCTCTATCATCTTGACTGATTTGAAGCATAATCATACCACAATCAATTTTATCTGCAATAGCTTTTGCTCCACGAAGTAAATTTTGATCATATTGCTGTGCGGATACATAATCTGCATTAAGCTGTGTTGCTGACATTATAAAAACCCCATATTGATTACACAAATCTTTAAGCCTAACACTAATCATAAAAAGAATATTATCTTCTCTTAGTCCTTTAACTCCAGCTTTTGAACTAATTTCACTTAAAATTTTCATACTGGAATGAATATAATCCATAAAAACATAACGAGTTTCATATTGTCTAATACCAAATTTAATTGTATTTTCAATGTCTTGTAATGAAAAGTCTGGTAATTTTTTAATATATAATGGGCTTTTAGATAAAATATCTGCCGCCTTATTTACTCGTTCCCATTCATCTCCAATGTATGTATTTTCAAGAATATGTGTTTCATCAACTCCAGATAAAAAAGCAATCATCATTGTTTGAATTTCATCTTCTTCTTGTTCTGTTGTGATGAATTGCGTTGGTTCGCGAGTTCCATTATCTTCCCATTGCTTTGTTTCAAGATTATAAATTTTATTACAAGCAATGAAACAAGCATCTCCAATCATTGAACGAGTTTTTCCTACTCCTGTTGCGGCGGATCGTAAATAAAATTTTTTTAAACGAGCACCTCGATGGATTGCATTAACTAATTTTCCATATAAAGGGTATCCAATTTCAGGAGAATTTCGTAATCTCTCAAGGAGAGCTACAGCGCCATCGCCGGCTTGAATCACTCCATCTTCTGAGTTATCAATATATTTTGCTTTTATTTCATCAATTTTATCATTAATAATATTTGCTATTTCTTCAATGGGGGTATTATCAAACCAGGTTTCTTGTGCCTCTTTTTTCTTTATATCTAAAATATTATCTGGGTCATATAGCCAAGATAAATTCATTCCAAGTTTTTTATTATACATTCTTAAAAGAGTCATTTTTTTCATTCGATTATAATAATAATCAAATGCTGCTAATTGACACATTTCTTTAAGATTTGATAAATATTCTGACCCCTTATTTACTTTATATATACTATATTTTTTTGGACGTTGTTCTAAATATTTTTCAATATTTTCAATAGAAATTTGTTTAACTCCTAATTGATGTAAATTATAAATAGAACCAAATAAAATTTTATGAAATTCTTGAGTAAAGTCTTCTTCATTAAAAGTATATTTCTCTTCTAAATCTAATAAAGAAGAATTTATAAAAATATCTCCAATAACCTGCATACACGCGGAAGTATCATAATATTTTGAACTCATTCATCACCCTCCTCAAACCACATATGCGGTGGCCGCACATATACACGTGGAGATTCAATTTCAACAATCCTTTCTTTTGATGTTGTAAAATTAGAAAGGTCTTTTTCTTTATTAACTAATTGTGCTTGATAAAGAGCATAATAATAATTTAATGCTTGTTTATATATATAGGGAATAATTCCAATACTGCCATTGCTTTTTTCTATTGAATGTCCCTCTTTTTCATAATACCATTTTAAAGTTTTTAACATCCCACTATAGGTATAATTATTTTCTTTAACATATCTTTCAGCTAATTTTTTTGTTAATATATAATTATAATCTTCTCCAAAAAGTTTTTTAGTATAATCAAAAAAATTTTGAATATCTTTTTCTTCTTTGCTCATATTAGCAAGATGTTCTTTCCAACAATTTAAATGTGCATATCTTCTTGCTGAAACTTTTTGAGTCGGCTCTTTATCTCGATCAAATTGTTTTTTACAATAAAGACAAATAACTTTATGAGCCATTTTAAAACTCCTTAAAATATTATATTTTAATTATATTATAATAAAAAAAAGATGTTTTGTCAAATTTTTATATTATTAACAAAACATCTTTATTATTTTATTTATTTTCTTTAGATAAAATTAAGAGGTCGTCATAAATAAGAGATAATGCTTCAGTTTGTTCTCTTGAACACTGACTCATCTTTTGTCCTCTACCAAGATACTTATCTGTAATTTGAACAATTCTAGGTTGATAATATTCTTTAAATTTTTCTTCAGAATTTTCTTCAATCATTTGTTCAATAAGTTTATTAGACTTCTTCATTAAATCATCAAAATCTAAATCTTTAGTTGTATCTTGATAAACATTTTTTCTTTCATTTGTAAAGAACTGTTCTCCATCTTCCTGGGCCTGCTTATCAATCGCTTCTCCAATTGCATTTACTAAATTTTCATATGTAAAATCAATATAGTCAGGAGTGTATTTAAATCTTGATCCAGCTTCATAACGAGGAGTTCCTCGCATAAATAATTTAGTTGAATTATTTCCATTTTTATCTGTTATAATTCTTGAATATCCAATAATATCTGCCATTCTAGCAACAACATTATTTGCTCTTTTATCTAAAGTTGGAACGATTTTATTATACTCAGTTCCATTTTCATCTTTAAAAGTTTTATCAGTTGCATGAGAAATTAAAACAAGTCCATAATCCATCATAACAATAGATCTAAGACATTCATCAAATTCCTTAGATACCATGCCATAACCTTTACCATAGGGAATATCACTAACGCTGTCTACTCCATAGCCGCCATCCGCTCTTAAGGCATTATCACAAATGTATTTAGTACAATAATCATATGCAATATCACAAGTATCAATAGTTATAGTTGAGAACATTTCTTTTGCTTTGACATCTTTTAACTGTCTTAAAACTTTTCTAAATTCTGCCCAATTGTTTATAGGTTGTGCCATAATACCTGGAATTGCATTGTATCCTTTTTCAAAAGCTAAAAGAAGATTTTTTTCAAATTTTGCGGCAGTACTGGTTTTTCCGCTCTTAGGTTCTCCATAAAAGAATACACTATACCCACGTAAATCTCTGCTTACTTGATGAGGTTGGACACTAAAAATATCTATATTAGCCATAAAACATTTTCTCCTTTCTTTTAAAATTAAAAGGGATTATATAATCCCTTTTAATTAAAATACAAATTTTCCTTCAGGAACTGTGCCAACCTTTTCTCCACCAAAATTAACACCGCCATTAGCCTTATTAGCCTGTCTCTCATTAAATCTTTTTTCTACTTCTGCAAGCATTACCTGTCTAGCCTGAGCCATTTTATTAACATCATCAATGGTTAAAACATCTTCCTCTCCAAAGTCATATGGAATTTTAGATGTTCCTGTAATGACATATTCTCTACTTTTTCTTTCATAACTCTGAACAGCAGCTTCTCCAAATGCAGACTCTTCTGTTCTTTCTACCTTAATAGTCATACAATTAATATGACCCCAAACCTTTGTAAAAACAGGCTCTGAAGGTGTAATATCTAAATTTTCAAAATAATTCATACCCATTTCATTTCTAACTACAAAAGAAATAGGTAAAATAACTGGTCCATATCCAAAAATGGCTCCACTTACTGTTACAAAATCCTTATCAATATTCTTTTCAACATTAGCCTCAATTCGAGTAATCTTAGTGATAAGCATATCAGCAGTAAAAGTATTTCTTTCATTTTCTGCTCCTAAAGCACTAACAATAGAACAGAAACCATTTTCATTTCTTACTGCTGCAATCTTTGAACCATCACCTGCAATAAAATCATTCAATGCAATAGATACTCCAGTACACTGAACTTTAAAAGCATTATCTTTTCCACCATTAACCCATGTTTTATCAGGATTATCAATAATCTTTTTAAGGGCGGTGTAGGTATTATTAGTCTGCCCGCTTCTGTAAGTAGGAGTTACATATGTATAATGAATGGTTACTACATTTAATCCAT